GTAGAATTAATATGAACCCAATGATTACAAAAGAAGTTAAAAAGTTATGGCAAAATAAATATGCATCTGTAAGAGATTATGAAGTAGCAGCATGTTTAAAAAGCAATAGTGATTTACAAATTAAATATAAAGGTAAAACTATAACTGTACCAGTTGATAGATTAAAATATTATAAACCAGGTGACAGAGTATTTGCATCTAAATTTGGTAAACCATATAAACTTATAGATATACCATTTATACAGGAGGATTAATGATAACAGAAAAAAGATTAGAAGAAGCTCTTAAATATATATCTGATACTGATGAAGAACAAGCTAAATTAGCAGCAGGATTAGATTATTTAAAAGATAAAGCTAAACGTGAAAAAGCATTACATGTATTAAATAATAATGAAGATACTAGTATAACTATGAAAGAACAAAGATACTATGCATCAGGTAATTATAATACTCACATTCAAGAGAAACAAGCTCTTGCAGAAAAAGTAAATGAGTTAGATAATAAAAGAGATAAAGAGAATTTGATTATTGATGTATGGAGAACATTGGAAGCGAGTAGAAGAAATAGTAAGATATGAAATATTTGTTTAAGCATTATACGACTTTGTGTGGTCTTATTGAAATCGAAGCAAAAGATGAAAATGAGGCTATGCAACAGTTTCATAAATCAAAGATTAATGATTTTGAGTGGAGGTCAGATCCTAATAAAACAGATAGAACAACTTATGAAGTCATTTGTAAAAACCCTCCAGACATTATCCCCCCAAAAAAATAGCGAAACAAGATTGTTTGCATCTATTCTATATCAAGCATTAGAAGATGCAGATTACACAGGAATAGATAAAAAGTATTTACGTTATAAGCAAGAAGCTATAGAGTGGCTAATAAGACAATCAAGTGATTTTTGTTTAATATGTGAAATGGCAGGATATGATCCTATATTTATTATTGATAAAGTTAAATCACAAATGATGTATGGTAAATATCAATTTACACAATCTCAATATGATATGTTATTTGATGCTAATCAAACAGAAAGAAATATATTAAAGTTTACTTATGACAAATAAAGATTTTTTTAGAGTGTTAGATAAACAGATAAATGGTACACACTATAAAAAATTAAAGATACAACCAGCTACATTTATTAATGAAAATAAAATACTATTTGCAGAAGGATGCGTAATTAAATATGTATGCAGACATCAAAATAAAAATGGTAAAGAAGATATATTAAAAGCTATACACTATTTAGAGATGATTTTAGAAAGAGATTATTCTTAATTTATTTTTTGAATTTTTAATATTTTATTATCAGGTGATAGAGTGGCTTTAACTCTTGAACATAAATAAATTACTTTTGATCCACTATTTCTTGTAGCTATTCTTTTCTTTTTTAAACATTCAGATACTGTTGGCATATAAGTCATTTCTTTAAGTTCTTGTGGTTCACCAATAAACATAAGTAATGCCATAATTTCTACCATTAATTACCATTCTTTCTTATTAATTTTTCTACATCTTCTTGTAACTTACTAATTTTTTTTTGTGCTTCCATAAGTAATACTTTAGTATGTATATTATCATCTAATTGTTTTTGATGTTTTTCTAACATTTTTGCATTCATTTCAATTAACATTAACATTTCTAAATTTTTTGGTTTTTGATCTGCACGTTTTAATAGATCTGATTCCATTAATTGTTTAGATGTTTCAAGATTATTTAATCTTTCTACGATTCCAAAGTATGCCCATGCTCCTACTGCAACAGCAGCAACTATACTTAATAGATTACGCATAGGCATTGCTATAGATGTATTATCACTTATCTTCATCAAAAAATTTATTTCTTCTTTTATCTGCTTCTATTTCAGCTATCCATTTTTTAGTTGCTGGATCTTCTTTGTCTTTAATTAAAAATGATTTATTAAAATAATCTAAAAATATAATTAAAGTGCATATAAATAATAATGCCTCTATCATTTATTTTTTACCGTTTCTAAATATTTGGGTTCCTTTAATACCAAAAATACTTGCAACAACAAGAATCCATAAATTAGTAAACCAACTTGGAAGAGTAGAAAAATATTCAAAAAATAATTTTACTTTTTCCATAGCTTCAGGATCATCTGACAATACTGCCCAAGCTAAAACTAATATCGGGATCGTTAATATAATTAAAACAAATTCATCTTTCCAATCTGATTGACGAGCTTCTAACAGCTTACCTTGATACTCAACTTGCCCTGCGGCCATTTTCTCAGCATGGCGCATCTGGGCATCTGCCATAAGCATTTTAGTTTTCTGTCTATTTTTATAAATATGACTTCCAGCTTGTGCTGCTAGTTTAATTGCTGATAACCACATATTAACACTTCCATCTTCTTCTAGCTTGTCTTAATCTAGAGTTAGGATCTCTAGCAGCTTTAGGAAACTTTTTCATTTGGCCAAGTGATCTTGCACAAAATGATTTACGTCTCTTTGCAGCTTTAGATCCTGGTTTAACTTTTCCAGTAACTGCTGTTTTTAATTTAGATCCAGGATTTAATCTACGATATGCAGCAACACCTGCTTTAGTCATACCTGCACCTGATTTAGTAGATCTAAAATTCTTTTTATTTCTTTTAGGCATACGATCTTGTTTTCTAGCCATTAAGATACTTTCCTATATTTTTTAACTTTTTTAGCTATACGTTTAGGTTGTTTACTAAATTGTTTACCTTGACGAGTAGCTTTTCTTTTAGCTCTTGTAGTAGCTGCATATTCTGCAGGAGTTAAAGATTTAATAGCAGCAGTAGGTAAATATCTTTCACCTGTTTTAGATGATTTTTTACCTGATTTAGTTCTCCACTTTTGTTTAGTCCAACTTTTTAAACTACGCTGTCTTTTTGTTAGTGCCACGATTTCTCCTTATACTCTCTTTGCCTTTTCTAAAAATTTTAACTACTTCTGTTTTACCCATAACTTTAGCTCTTTGTTCACCTACTGTTAGAATTTGAATTTTTCTAGCAAAAGGCTTTTTAATTTTTTTAACTTTAGCAACAGTTTTTCTCGCTGCAGCAGGATTCTTGAACGATATACGTACAGTGTCCTTTGGATTTTCATCGGTATATAATCTCCTTCCAGAACCTTTTGGTTTTTTTCCAGTACCTACTTTAGGATCTTTCATTATTTCTTATGAAGTTTTTGTATTTCAAATTTAGCTGTTAAACTTGCACCTTTATGTGGTATAAATTTACCAGTATGTCTCATAAGTTTATAATTATTTTTACCTTTTTTCATCCAATGAAAACCTTTTGGTGCTTTAACTTGTTTCATTATCTATAACCTCCACCTGCTTTTTTATAAGCTTTCGCTAACATTTGGGCTTTTCTTGCTGACCATTGTCCAGGCTTTCCACCTTTTCCACCAGCTTTAATTCTATTAAATAATCTTTTTCTCATTGTAGGTTTTGTATAGTTACCACTTTTATTAACGGTACTTTTTTTTTGCATATAGTTTTCTCCAAGTATAGTTTTCTATTTTACCAGCATAGTGACCAATAAATTTTAAAATTATTTTCTGTAGCTTTCCCATGCTAAGTTCATACCTTTTAAAATAGTTTCATCATCATATGGTTGTTCACCATTTTCCATAAGAATAATAGCTTTAACAACAGGTAGATATGCTTCAATAGTATTTTCAATTTCTTGTAACATACCTAAATCTGTTTTATTTTTAACAAAATTTTTATACGCTTCAGTATTATTTTCTGAAGGGGGTGCATATCTTGATATAATACCCCATATATTTGATAGACCATGTTTATGTCTATACGTTAAAAGAATTTTAGTTAAAGCTCTTATTCCATATACTGGATCATTAAACTGAAAAAAAGTATTATCAGTTTGTTCTTCAGATAGTCCATCCCAATCAACACCATTTTTTTTAATGTTACCAGGATTGTTATTTCTTATGCCTCTAGGAATAGATTTTTCCACACCACCTCCCATGTTTATCTAATACCATTGGTATTAATTTTGGTAATCCATCTATTATAGCACCACATCCTATAAGAGGTCTAGCACGTTGAGTTTTGTTATATCTAAAAGCTAAAGAATCTTTATCAATTAAACACCCTACTTGTAGACCAAAATATAAGCCTAAACTATTGCCATAATATTTAATGTTAAATGAGCTATGATAATGGCCTTGTACGCAGCTCATACCCATAGATTGGGCTAATTTTAACACATCTGCTACTTTACCATGACAAAAATATACTGGGCCAGTACAAGTTTTAATTGTAATATCATCATGCCACTTCCACCCTTTACCTACACATAAAAATTCGTTATAGTTTCGTAAATATGCTTTGGGTATACCATGTTTTAGGCCTCGTCTATACACTAAACTCCCGTGATTTGAGTCTAGTAGATCAACAGTTGGAAATAGATTTTCTAATTGTTTTATTACAGGCAAACTTATTTTAAGTTCATCACCTGCACTAGGTAGGTCAGGATCGCTATCGTGAAATGACATAGCGTGTTTATCTACTTCATCACCTATATGTATTACTCTATCTGGTTTTAAAGATTTTTTTAAATCTATTAAAAAGGGTATAAGATCTTTATGATGATAAGGTATATGAGTATCAGAAATTATTAGTATTCTGTTCATGTTTTGTTCTTATATTATAAGTTGTATTATAAATCTACCTTTTTTGTTACAGGTATACACCACATAATAAAATCTTTTATTTTTATATTTTGTAGTTCAAACTCTATTTCTATTTTATTACCTTTTTTAGTTGATGCATCTAAACATTTTTTTTCATTTTTATAATATATCATTGGATCTTCCCAAAAATTTACACAACTCATACCTATATCAGATTGTGGATTTTCAAAACAAAGTATTGCAAATATAGCAAATGCTTTCATTAGAATAAGGTTTCATATGGACTTCTAGCTAGTCCTTTTAGTTTATATTGAGTATATCTCGGGCCTTTGTATCTTGGATGTCCAGACTGTCCAAGTATAAAATCTACAGCTACATCTATAGCTAGATCAGGAGATAGATTACCTTCTTTTTCTAATCTATCAGCTATAGTTCTTGCAGAAGTTTGTAACCAAATAGGTAAGAATTTTTCACCCACTTGACCACCAATTTTTTGAAATTTCTCAATAGCTGTATCATCTTTAGATGTAATATTAGGAGACCATTTAGTTGTAAGATATTCTTTATTAGTAAGTACTTCTATAACAGCTTTAGGTAATGATCCAATTTTTTTAAGTCCTGTACTTTGTGGATCTGTTACCCAATGGAATGGTTCCATAAGTTGTTTACTAAATGTAAGCACTTGTCCGTTACCAAGATCTATTCTTGTTGGATCTTTATTTTCTAGTTGAGAGTGTCCACTAAACATATAATTTAATGCTGTACCTAATGTTGCATAAGTTAATGATGCACGTAAAAAATAATATTGGTACATACGTCTAGTAGTAGGATCACTTGTAAATCCAGGTAATGCTTTACCAATAATTCTTATATTAGATAAAGTCCAATCAGGAGCAAAAAATAATAATTGTAAATATCCTCTAGATGCAGGTTTAAATGTAGTTTGTGCTAATTTTTTATATGCAGGATTTGTAATACTTTGTGTAATACCTTCCCAGTTTTGTCCACCAAAAGCATCATTAGTAAATAGTGCAGCACCTCTAGCTTTAGCATATATGGTAGCTTGAGTATCACCAGGTTGTACAACATTATCTAGTTGTCTAAGAAATACATAAAGTTTAGCTTGTGTAAATATTCTATCCCAAGTTATTCTATCAAACCATTTATATACTTTTTCTACTTTAGCAGCAGGTTTAATACCAAAGTGTGGTTTAAATAAATCATTATCTATTTTTTGTAGTATTGCATAAAATCTATCATAACCTACATCTTCTGGTGTAGATATTTCTAAACGTGATGCACGTGCAAAAGACACAACATCTCCAAAACCTAACTTTTCAGATGCTTCTTTAGCATATGTAAAATTTTTTAAAGTTAAA